GCGATACAATTCAAATTCACAATCATCCATCATGTCAGTTGTAAAATGACTTTCATATGAGGTATAATCAGTGGATTGAAATCTTAAATATGCATTATTCATAAATTTGTTAATATATTCAGGTCTATCGCATTTGGGTATTTTCTTAATAAAATAAGGTAATGAAAAAAGTTGTTTTTCTATTCTTCTAAAGAAAGGTCCCAAAATGCATTTCGCTTCATCAGAACGAGCCCAAATACCACGAAAATGTTTAAATTCAGGATAATATTCTTCTTTAGTAAATATTTTAACTTTAAAATTTTTAAATTTTTTAACATCAACTTCTCCATTAACAAAACAATCAGTAGGATAAGCTTTCTTAATTTCTTCTTTTCTCCAAGCAGGATAGGGTGTAGTTTCCAACCATTCATCAAAATCAAGATCATCAGTCTCATCTATGGGCGTTAAATTCTTTTTAAGCCATTTTCTAACAAATTTCCTAAAACGTCTACGTTCATTCCTATCATACTTCGGAGGACTGTAAGCCATACGCTTAGCAATTCCATCTAATAATGAAAAAGGATGTGTAACATCAGGTTTAGGTAATATTGCAGGTATGGTTTGAACATAACTAGCAGACATAGGAGGACGTATTGAAGGATCATATCTTGTAAACAGTTTACGTAAAACAAAACAAGTTGCATCAGGAACTTCTGTCACTTTTAGATTGACTTCATCTGAACGATAACCAATAAGGAAATCACCCTGACGAACAACGACACCATGTCGTTTTAATAAAAGTGGCTGTGTCTTAAAACGAGACATGTCAGCCGCCATGTATCGTTTTTGCGAAAAAGCTGGTTAGACATATTTGTTTTCATACTGTTAAATCTAAAAGACATAGCGATACAAAAAGCAACATCTGAGCAATTTTGCATGACATCACTAAAAAGAGCATCCTTCCTATTATTATTAATAAAAGGTCCCATATTAGTACAATTATTCAATCGTTCCTGAACCATCTCAGGTGAACAATTCATACTAAGGTTTCTTGCTGTGCTCATTTGTGTGACAAGTTCCAAATCTACAATTTTATTAAGGGTCTCTAAACTCTCAATTACTTCATCTCTAACTTCAAATTGATGTAATGAATTCCATACACCAATTTCAGTATGTTTAGACAAAAATTCGTCATAAAACCATTTGTTAGAGTTTCTTTTAATTTTAAAATTATTATCTGTATCTTTTCTCTGATCAATGTTTTCATCAAACAACATGTCAGTATTACATTCTTTACGCAAGACAACTTTTCTGGTAAAATAAGTTCTACCAATACAAGTACCATCAATTGCCACATTTAAAAAACTAAACCTATAATAAAATTTATTATACAAATGTTTAGCTAATGAATATAAAAGAATAAATTTAATAAGATAATAATAATTATTACCAACAACAATATTGACTAAATTAAAAGTCCATAATGCTAATGGATATAAATAATTAATACTAAAATTAAAATAACCAAAATAATTACCAAGTAAGTTCAAAACCCAAAAAATAATGGGTCCATAAAAACTTAAGTTAAACATAAAATATGTGTTTAACCAGCAAAAGGAATTACCAATAATAGTCTTACTCAACATTTTAAAAATCAATCCATCAATTTCATATGTTTTATAAAAAATATATAAAAGAGAAAAGAGATAAAAAATGAAACAATAGTAAGTACCTATTTCTGTTCCAACAGCTTTCCTTAGTGTGAGTTTAGGTAAACGTCCAAACCAAAGTGCTTTATTCAAAGCTTTAACATTAATTTCTGCTAGTGGATCAATGTATTCGAATATATATTCTTTATCATTTAATTCACCATTAATGTTAAAACCAGGATCATCAATATGATCAGGCACTTTGGCATCAACTTTATCTTTAATAAGAGTTTCGGTAATTGGAACATCTAATCTTATATCAAAATTACCTACATTATAATCTCGATTAGAAAGTTCTTCAAAAACCTTAGGTGCAACATTAGAATATT